ACAGCTTGTGGTCCTACTACTTGGTTAGCTCCAGCAAGGAACATATCTAATCTATTAAGATCGTTACCTCTACCTAGTGCTTCAACACCAGTAACAATAGTAGGCTTAACAATATCTTTAGGTATCTTAGGTAGACGCTTATCCTTAGACATCTTATCCATCAAGCGAGTAACGATTGGTAGCTGTAGCTCCTGTGATAACAAAGAGTAAAGACCACCAAGTGCAGTTTCTAACTCCTGACTGAGCATACGTATCTCTTCAGCCGTTACTCGCTCTGCGTTTCTAACTACTCCTGATGTAAGTAAGAAGGCTTGGCTCAAGCGATCTGTTATACCAGCCATTGTAGTCTGAGCAGTACGGAAGTCATTAAACTTATTAAGTTGTAACACAGATACATCTGCTTCACTGCCTTGTACGATTGCTCCGTTAGGTGCTTCTGCTAAGGTTCTCGATCTTGTTGTACCATTCGGGTTGACCATGAACAATACTTTAGCAGCAGCTGCACTACCTTCGACGATAGCTTTTGTAAGTGCTTCCAACGACTTGAGGTCCCCGATATACTCTTCAACAAAACCTCTGCCGTAGTCCTCTCCATCAATCTGAGTGTAACGTAACGGGAGCCACGGTGACTTATCGACGGGATACTTACCCACACTTTCTTCGATGAGTATACCTTTGACATCTTGGTGTACATTAAAATGATCTCCTTCTCGTATTACTGCTGTGTATAGATCACAAGTGTTTTCCTTCTCCTGCCTGTACACTTCTTCACGCACACTCTCAGGTAGCATCATAGGAGCTACAGTTTCTTTAATAGCTATGTGTGTAACGTTACCCATTGGATCACGTTTGATAACATAACGATCAAGTTTAAAGACACGCATTCCACCTTCGTCAGGTAGATACATTAAAGAGTTACCAGTAACTAGTAAGTTCTTGAGTGCTTGGAAGATACCGTTCCTAAAGTTCTGTACTTCTACTTCTTGTGATACGCTACGCTCTACATCAGCTAATGCTTTCTCTAAGTCAGTACGTAGTTGTTCTGCTCCTTCCGCTCCTAGGTCTTCCTTAGCTTTGTCTAACTCATAACGATCTATAACAAGTCGGAAGAAGGGAGCGTTAGGTGGAAGTAATGCCAGTAATAACTTACTACTTAGATTGAGTACGCCTCTAGCTCCTATACCTTGATAAGGTGTGTAGTACTTACTAGCGTGGCTATGACCGTCAGGCGGTAATACATAAGGAAGTGTAAGCTCAGAGGAAGTACGACCTCTATCTAAGAAAGAGTGACGTTGGTTCTCTAAGCTATGGTATAGCCCTTGTGCTGTTTCGTGCATTAGCTAGGTTCGCTAGGAGTCCACTCGTCACCGCTTAGGATCGCAAGTATCTCGGAATGTGTGTACTCTTGTTTACCGCTTAGGAAGGATGGTTGTTCGCCTTCGTATTTAAGGATGAACTTGCTGTTATCTAATGAGTATCTAAGTGTTGATTCGCTTGTTTCTGCTACTTCACTAAAATCAACAGTAGATAATTCAGATGATGGTAGGATTACATAATTCATAATTATTAAGGAACTTGGGATACGAACGTTGGACTGTTTATTAATGTCATGTTATTACTTCCAACGTTATCAGAAACTGTGGGCGAAGAATCTCCATCCCCAAATCTCCACCAATGTGTGAGCCCCGTATATGCACTTAGATCAACTGCTTTGTCCCCCGATGCGGCACCTAAATTGGCGATGGATGACACATCAGAAGAAGAAAGCGTAGTACCCGTCCAAAGACCTATCTCATCTACATATCCGTCGAAGAAATAAAATGTACTTGTGCGGAAGAACTCACCTATCGACCAATCGCCGTCAGCTTTGTCACCTCCTTGTTGAGTGCCGTTGATGTATAATTTTAAATCAGTTCCATCGCCTGTTACGGTTAGGTGATACCAAGACCCGGTCGATAATGTAGGAACAGTAAATGTGTGGAGTGTAGACCCCGCTTTAAATCGAATACTACTAGCGTTTAGAATAAACCACCCTTGTGCCGAAAAACTACTAGCACCAACTGGAGCAAAGAGAGTTCGGGTGACTACACTATCAAAGTAGAACCAACCGCAAATACTCTTATTGCCCGATAGTGCGGAGTATGTCGTGCCTAGTGTAGCGTAGTCATCTCCACCGTCTAGTTCTAGTGAGAAGTTATTATTAAATGGGCCAGCCCCTAACTCACCCTCAACTAAATAAGCATTCGATCCTGTTGGTATGATGTTTAAAGATGCGTATTGACCCGCTGTTGATAAATTACCATTGTAACCAAAAATAGTAGCCGACCCTGAAGTTGCTACTGTAGCTTGACCAGCACCTGATTGAACAATCGTACAACTAAAGCCTGAAGTTAATGTATCGGGAACTGTGATGTTTATAGAGCTTGCGTTACTACAAACAATTACTTTCCCGTTATCACTATCACTTAATGTACGAGCGGTTGTTGTTTCCGCTACAGTACTAAAGAAAGCGGGACTGAAGTTAGCTATGTCTGCGGTTTGTACGGGAGCCGCTGCCATTAGGTTAGTAACAGTTAATTGTTTTGTCGTACTATCGGTATCATCAACTACAGCTAGGAAATCAGCTCCATCTACTGTTGATAAAACTCCTAGTTCACTTATTTTTTTATTGGCCATGAGTATTAAGCTTAGGGTTCAAATAATAATATTTCATTTAGTTCAGTCGTCAACGGTTCACTTGCTTCCGTAAAGATTGCTCCGTCTATAACGTCCTCTTGTGGTGCGTCAAATCCGTAGAGCTTTTCAAAAGCAGGTCGAACTAAGTTACTAGGCAACGGTGTTATGTTGCTAGGCTTCTCGATTGACGGTGTAAGAAGCAATGACATTATAAGGAGTCAACAGTACCAGATGCGTAGACGCTGTGGGTTCCACTGGTGTAAGCACTGATGTTAGCTCTTATCTTTTCGTAGTGTCCGTGGTCGTCACGAATCATAAGCGATCCAGCAGCTGTAACAGATTGACTGTGTATAACGTGCCAAGCAGACGACTCACTAAAGTAAGCTTCGATGTCTACCGTAGCAGTACCTGAAACTGTTGTTGCTATTAAGAACGTCCATCCCTTAGAACGCTCAACTGAGAAACTGTTACCCGCCCCTGACGCAGTGCCAGCTGAGAGTAAAGTCTTTTTATCAAGTGTGCGAAGACTCATATTTATTTATATTACTATTGTTATTGTTACTACGAAGAAAACTGTACGCCAGTACCACCGCTTCCACCCATACCGATACTAGGACGACGACGAGCAGTAACTTGAGCCGTACCACGACGACGCTTAGTAGGTTTAGTAGCTCTTTTAGTAGGTGCTTTCTCTGCCATCTGTAATGGAGGCGGAGGTGGTGCAGGAGGTGGGGGAGGTGGTGGCATCTCCGGCATAGCGGGCATCTTAGGTTGTGAAAAGCACATGATTACTCTACTTGTTTGGTTACTATATCTTGTTGAAGTTGTTCGTCGTAAGTCTGTTGTAGGTAATTAATTACACTACGTTGTCCTGTCTTATACCATACCTCACGATCTGTGTCTGTCAAGAGAGGACATTTATCAGGGAACAGTTTGTCAAGTTTATTGATTAGCTCCTGTGACAGAGCTGGTAGTATTATTTCTTCGTTACTCATAGCGGTATATTATCTTCAGTCCATACGTACATAGGAGTCATCTCTCCTACATACGCACCTCCTATATTAAAGTCAAAGAACTCTATAGCTTCTTCCATACTCATCTTATCTCGCATCATTAGCGTCGTGATTATTCTTTCTATAGAGTAAACAACTCTTAGTTTCTTGTAGTCTGTACCTATAATACATTCATCAAACCCATCTGCCTTTAGTGGTTCACTGTCATTCATGTTCTCTATATCCTAGATCGTCTAGTTCTTTGGGAAGTTTCCCGTTGTTGATTTGTTCTTCTGTCCACGCCCAAGCCGACGCATTCCAAAGGATAGCTGCCGCATGGTCCTCAGTATTATCGCCCTCCCCCAACGCCAGCAGATGTCTAAAAATACTATCATACAATCTACTTAAAGGGAAACCTTGCTTCCAGTTGTTGTCTCCGTAAAGCTTTCCGCCATCTTCAAATCGTTTGGCGAGACAGCGTAAGGCGAGCGGAGGAATAAGGCTGGGTCGTCCCCGTCCAATGTCCCCGTCACGCTTAGCCCCTGTTGAGAAATCTTTAGTGTATCCTTGGTTTGGTAGTTCTTTGGTATCCATAATCTTTTAATAGTATTAGTTCTGAAACAATAGTTATCTGCTCGGAGTAGCCGTGCCATCCAAGCGTTCATCAATGCGTCCTGTTCTGTGAGTCCTGCTTTCTCGTAACAATTAACAACAGTCTCCCAAGTGTAGCCGTCTTTCTCTAAGGCTTTCTTAGCTGTGACTGGTCCCATCTTAGGTACGCCTTTGAATCCATCAGTTACATCTCCTGTTATAGTTTGTATTAAGTGAAAGTTATCAGCCTCATCTTCTGTAGGGTGGTGGTACTCTCCTTTGTTATAGTCAAAGAATATACCCGGTACACTCTTGAAGTCTTTGTCTATACTAACTACGATAGTCTCTTCATCCATATCTGTAGCTAAGATAGATATAACATCATCAGCTTCTAGGTTCGCCCACATAATACCACCTAGTTCATCGATGATCCACTGCTTAACCTGTCGTAAGATGATAGGCAAGCGAGACTTAGAACGATTAGATTTATAGTCAGGGTTAAGTTTACGACGGAAGTTAGCACGGTCTGACAGACACAGTACGACATGATCAGTCTTTAAGTTCTTCTTGAACTCTTCTATCCTGTTAATCACACGAGCTTTAGCTAACGCCATGTCTGCGTGTACCGTCCACATATCATCCTTCCAGTTGATCGATTGTTCTGCGACGATTGACGACTCAAATGCTAAGACATCTGCGTCGATTAATAATGTTGTTTTACTCATAATATATACTCCAGTTATCTTGGTATTTTTTGAACTTTGATTTAGATGGGTTCTTAGGATACAGCTTAATTGTTTTACTAGTCACTACATCTCTAGGCATCATCCACCATTGTTTGAGAGGTGCTATGTATATAGCTACTACATCTATAACATCTGACATATGTTCCTTAGTGGAAGTACCTGTACCTGTGTTGACTGCATAGTGACTGAGTATCTTGGATGATGTACTTTTTACCTGTACCTTTAGATCACCTGCTGGACAGTGAACGATGAAGTCCCAAGGCATAGGAGTCGTTGGTGTGTGTGGCTCGAAGTTACGCTCTAAGCATTCAGCTACGAAACGTGTCTCAGCTATAGCTCCTATTCGTTGTGCGTTTGATGATGGCATGGTTAGGTCTTGGGTGTCGTATAGATTGGCGAGGGTAGTGTAACTATCGTATTGTATTTCGTCCATCTGTTAGTGTGTCTCCGCCCAGTTGTTACCTATCTTGAACTCACCGTCTAACTGTACGTTCATCTTCAACTGTCTACCTGCTGCTGCTATAGATTCAACTGCTAACACTCCAAACGTCTGTGCTTTATCAGGTAATACTTCAGCTTGGAACTCATCGTGTACATTAGCTACGAAGCTGTACTCTCTACCGTGTTGCCACTTCAGTTGATTAAGCTTATGAAACAGTTGGATCAAAGCTACCTTCATACATACAGCACCTGCACTTTGTAATAACATATTGAGAGCTGCGTGACTGCTTCTTACTGGTAGGATGCGTCCGTCTAAACCTTTGAGTTCTCCGCCTGCTTTCGTCTTGCGTTGTACATCTTCTTGTAAACGAGCAAGTGCAGGTAGACTACTGAAAAACTTACGCTTGAGTTGTTGTCCTAGTCTAGCATTACCTCCAGCTATATTACCTATCATCTCATCACCTGCTCCATACAATAGAGCGTAGATAAATGTCTTAGCTTGATCACGTGTCTCTAGTCCTGCTGCCTTCTGATTAACGGTGTGTACATCTCCTTCTGTTACGATCTTAGCGTACTCACCTCTATCGTAGAAGGCCATGTAGTGTGCAAGCATACGAAGTTCTAAACCACTAGCATCACACCCTACTAACTTATAACCTTTACGCACTGTGAATAACTCACGACACTCTTGTCCGTAGTCAGCTCGTACACTAGGTACTTGTGCTACGTTGGGTGTGCTGTGTGTACATCTACCTGTTACCGCACCGTTAGTATTTACTCTGCCGTGTATCACTCCGTTCTTCTGTAGCTTGAGCCACGCTTGTTGACCTTCAGCTAACTGACCTAACCTCTTCTGTACTAGTAGGTACGATAACAAGTCAGCTGCTATAGGATGATCGACACCTTTGAGTACAGCTTCGTCTACCTTGTATGTCTTACCGTCGTTCTCAGTAGGTAGTTCGTAACCTAAACCCATCAAGCGTTCAGCTATCTGCTTACGACTGCCGGGGTTAAACGGTATCTCTTTGACTGCATTGCCTGTCTTAACTGCGTCCTTAACAAGAGCTTGTACTTCCCCTGCTTCCTTTAACTTGAGCTTGATATCGTTCTTAGTCTTACCTTCATAGGTTGCTTGGTCTGTTGTTAACGTCCAACCTGCTGCACTCTTCATCTCTACCTTCGTAGGTTTCCAAGCGTTCTGTAAGTCGGTGGTAAGCTTGGCTCGTATGCCCATCAACTTAGCAGTTAAGTAGTCAGCCTTCTTCATATCAAGCTTGAAGCCGTGGCGTTCCTGTTGACTGATGATAAACTTAAACCAATGTTCTATAGCTACCATCTCTTTGCTTGGGTTCTGTTTAAACAAGTGATCGTATAACAACTGCGTTACAACTACATCTCGTTCACAATACTTACGCATCTCTTCATCGTACACCTCGAACGCATCGTCGTCCTCACCGTATGTTAACTTAGTAGCACTGCCCATCCTGTGTCCCCAAGCCTTCAAGCTATGACTACCTACTAACTCCTTATCGAAGTTGTTGCGGGACCAGTCATCGTTACGGAGGTCAGGGAATGTACACCTAGATAACACAAGAGTATCAAGTACATTAACTAGTGGAGGTGAGAAACCGTACAGCTTCTTCAGTGCTGGTATATCGAAGTCGATTACGTTGTGTCCGACTAAGCGTTCTGCTTGTGATAACATCAGCAATCCACGCTCTATACTTTCCCCGTGAAACGTCAGCATCTTAGGGAGCATAGGATCGTAGACCGATAAGCAATGACAAGTATGTAAGTCGGAGAGTGTAGCCCAATCGTTACTCTTGTTGGTCTCTATATCAAAGAATAGTGTTCGTGTCATATTTATTAGAATGGGTTATTGGTTTCATCATTTGGTTTAAACACATCAGGACTGTATCGTCCAGTGCCATTGTCGTAGTGAAGTGTGTCACAATGTCCCGTCTGTCCACTGAATCTATTCTTTAACACACGCACTCTTGTTTCGTTACTCACTGTCTCGCTCTGTTGGTTACGCTCTAAGCCTATAACAATATCAGATAGCTGTGCTATAGCTTGTGACCCACGTAGGTGGTGCAGACTTACTCGTCCTCCTTCTTCGTGGCCACTATCGACACGCTTCAAGTGAGACACTAGTACCATACCGCACCCTGTCTCTTCAACCAGACTCCTAAGCTTAGTCATGGTGTTATCAATCAAGCGACGCTCGTCATCCCCTTGGATACCACTAACTACAATCGATAGGTGATCTAAGAATATCCACTTACAATCGTACCCTTTGATTAGATACTTGATCTTACTCAGTAGGTTATCGCTATCCATACTACCGAAGTGATCGTAGGTGTAGAAGTTTCCGTTACCTACTGTCTCTTCAAACGCAGGTCGTAGTACCTCCTCACTCGTATCATCTTCTTCTAAGTGTATAGGTTTGTTGATGTGGATACCCATGATACCAAGAGCCGTTCGCCTGACTGACTCCTCTAGTGCTATGTATCCTACCTTCTCGT